AAGTGCGTTTTGTTCTTTTAGCCAACGCTTGAGAGAGGCTGCAGATTCGTTTTCAATCGCCCTAATAGACTGCCTTTGAACTGGCTCTAGCAACTCGACTCGAGCCTGGGCCGCAAGGGTCCTGGTATCGGCAAGCAATTGATTGACTCGAGTAAGGTCTCCGACCAATTCTACGAAATTGCCGAAAATACCCTTTTTACCGTCTGCTCCGCCAGTAACATTTTTAGCAAGGACGCTAAAGCCAAGGATTACGTCAGAGGTTGCGCGGCCGAAGCCTTCCATTTTCTTTTGAGCTTTGTCGATGCCCTGAGATTGTCCAAGCAATTCGATAGACTGGACCAGGCTTTGCCCAATCATTTCCTTAGCTTCTTCTGAGGCTATTCTCAGTTTCTCGAGTTGACCTGCGTAAGTTGCGGCGGCTTTCTGGGATGATCCGGCAAACATTTCCTCGAGCTTGCCCTGGACTTCTTCAAAAGAAGCAGACGCGAGAAATGCCTTACTCAGGCCTGCGTTCAATCGGCCAAGGCTGGCGTTGTTGCCCAGATAAGCGCGTGATAGTGCGGTCGTGACGGTTCTAAGGTCTTTGCCTGTCGCCGCGCTAATGTCAAGAGCCAGGTTGAGAACTTCCTGAGACTTACCGAGGTTTCGCGTAGCCCTCAATAGGTCGCCCAGGGCAGGCCTCAAAACGTCGTCCGCGACTGCTGCGGTTTGGGATAGGCGCTTGATAAAGTCTTCAATGGCTGGGGACTGGAAAGCCATGCCCAGATTATTCATGGTTTGGGCTAAGGCGCTTGCGGCCTTGTTATCCTGCGTAAAAGCCTGGACTGCGGCTTTACCGAAGCGCGTTATCTGCCGGACGGAAAGAGCACCAGCGATAGTAATTCCAAGGCGTTGGAAGCCTCGGTTCAAGCCAAGCATGGACCTTTCAGCAGCTTTGAAACCAGCATTCTTGAACGTGCTAAAAATGGGTATATTTATCATGCTGCTTTACCTACTCTGGGATCGCTGACTCTTTGCTCGTATAGCGTTTTGGTTTTTCTGATCGCTAGCATAATTTTATCAATGGTGCGGCCCTGCTGGGCTTCATACGCAGCATAAAGGATGCGGCCGCGCTTGTTCTTGGTCTTGCCTCCCACGCGCTTTAGTTCACCGATATTGCGGTCCAGGGCCTCGATAAACTGAGCACCAGCTCTAGGGTTATCCGAATGGCTCTGCTTACGGTTTTGGTAAGTCCGATCCGTTACAGCGCCTACGTGCGGCTGGCCTTGCCTATTCTGGGTTCCTGCGGTTTCAGCGATAGCTCCGGCTGCAGACTTGCTCAAAAGGCTATAGGCCTGGACGAATCCAGACTTATTAGGCCGGGTGGACCTGGTGCTATATTGAAGATTTCGACGGACTACAGCACCGGACCATTTAGGAAAATTCTGCTGTCCTAGGTATTTGTTAGGCTCTGACCATTGACGCAAACCAGAGCCGGGACCGAATTCGTTAGGGACTCGCTTTTTAGCATCCGTGATAACTTCCTGCAGGGCAGAGCGAATCTCTTTATTTAGTTCCTTATACAAGTCAGGCGTAAATTGGCGCAGGGCTCTAAGAGTGTCGAGATACCCTTCGAGAACTACCGCCACTTTTGACTCCCTTTGACTTCTCTCTCAGGTAGGCGAGTATGGCGCGAAACATGCGCTCATCCATCGCTAACCATTCGCTCGGTGGGATTCCGGTTTCTACCGATAGCTGGGCTATCAAGTAGGTTGCAGAATCCTTATCTATTTTGGGAAGCTGTCCTCAATAACTTCCACGCTTTCGAGCGTAGCCACGAAGTCAATTCCAAAAGGCTTGACGCCAACGCCGGATCGTCTTAGGCATTCCCAAGCCAGCCAGTAGAGCAAGCCTTGTTCTTCGCGCTCACGAAAGGCTTTATGAAAGCCAATTTTGTGATGCAATTCAAAAGCGTACTCTACTGCTGGGGTGATTCTGTGTTCAGTTGTATTTCCGTCTGTCTGGACAATCTTGAGGCTCGCCATGTGGTTCTCCTACCAGGTTCCTGTATCGGCTACTGTCACAGCAGAGTTTACCGTAAAGGTAACGTCCTGGGTGCTCAAATCGCCAACCGCGCCATTGATAGGGGTAAGGTTGTTTACCAGAATATCGAACGTATAAAGCTTATTTCCATCCGCAACAGCTACGCTAGCGTCCTGGATCATCTTGACTGCGACGGTTGTACCGTATGCGGTAAGCAGGGTGTCAAGGATTTCGCCGGATGCTGTGTCATTGAGAAATGAGAGAGTGAGCTGTGCAGTCTGGAGTCCTGCAACGTATTGCCTTGCAGAATCGCCTAGGGCCGTGACCTCGAGCTCTTCACTTGTCATGGTAAGGGTTGCGGCGGTGACGAGATCGCTGAAGTCCACTCCGCCGATCTTTACACCTGCCTTATTATTCAGCGTAATCGCCATCGTTGTCTTCTTTCTTCTTGGGTTTTGCTACTGCCTTGGGTTTTTCGATCTGGCCGATTTTGACCAGAAATCTGGTGCGTTTATCCATGCTTAGCTCCAACTCGATAGGACTGAGACCTTTACTTCGACTACTAACAGGTCTCCAGAATTGAGGGACATGACCGCAGGCATGGCTACCTCGCTTACGTTGTATTTGAGCGAAGAGGCTGCCAGCTTTGTAAATAGCTCGAGGATGTAATCTTCCATCCCATTGAGGTTGCCCTGGTTGTCATATAAAGGCTTTGTGAGCATAACCTTGAAATTGACAAGAGGAGCTACGGTAATGTAACCGTTATTGCTTGGCACTATGTATGGGTCGTCAGGGCTGATAATGCAAGAGTTCGCGAGCACCATAGCAGGCGGAAAAGAGAACACCTGCCAGGTGCTCGCGCTTGCTAGTGCGGTTGCTAGCGTTGAGCGTAGGGTAGTGACTGCACTCATCCTACGAGGCCGCCCGGGTGAAGATAGTCTGCGATGAGACCTCTGATCCTACTGGTCAAGCTATTGCCCATTTTGTATGGGGCTGGAGTGAAATCTGGGGAAACTCCGCCAGTTTGTGAAACTGTCCTGGCCTGCCAAATATCTACTGCAATCATCATCGCAGCTTCCCGAACTTGTGGGAGCGTTGCGTAATCAATGCTAGTTGAACCAAAAACTCGGCCATAAGGCGCGATGCTGTGCTTTTCACGTGTCGTAATTTGAGCATTGACAAACTCAAGATAATGCTCGCCATTGTTCTTGACTGCTGTGATGGTCTTGCTGCCGTTGTAATGTTGACGCACGTTTTCAATGGTTACGACGTCGCCTACGACAAATTGTTGAACATTCTCGGCTATGTAGATACGGCCGGTCGTGTCTTGGGCTGAGATAGCAACGACGGTTTGCTCATTGAACCAAAGCTTCTCTTTTAGAATGTTCTCTGCTGCTTGGCAGACTTCTTCTACTACTGAATCTGCATAAAGAGTGCCAATTCCAAGATTAGTACGCAGTTCAGCGATCGTAACGTATGTGGCTGGCATCTCTTTCCTTTCTTGTTATGGGTGATCCCGGGCCGAGCCTCGTACCCGGGATCACTATTACTGAATGGGTTATGCAACCATCCACTTATAAGCGCTAGCGGCCACCTTGGTCGCAATGGCGCCATAACCGTAAAGCGCTACGTTGATCTGGCCAGTCGAGATGAGGTTCGACTCGAGGCGGAAGGTTCCCGACTCGTACCAGGTGTAGCCCTCTGGGTTGATAACGACGATAGTGCCGTCTCCGGTTCCGGAAAGCGAGCGCGATACGTAGAGATTCAATCCGTGAACGTTTCCGCGAATACCTGTTGGAGTGAGGTTTGCAGATGCGTTCTGTGGGTTGATCGTCTGGACATAAACCGGGCGGTTTGATCCATCAATCAAGCCCATAATTGCGCCCCATTGTTCTGGAGAAACGACAACGTTGGTAGCAAATCCGAGCGAGCCGGAATAGATGCTAACTGCTGCATCGCTTACAAAGTCGAGCAGGTTAGCTGCTGACATTGTGCGGTTTCCGCCATCGGTTGCACCAGTTACGACAGCGGTGCCAACTGCTGCGTTGGTTGCCTTTGCATAAGCAAATTGCATCTGGCGAGTAAGCTCAGCAAAAAACGCAGGAGAGCTGCGATCAAGAAGCTCTACTGAGAAGGTCTGCTGGCCTGCGTACTTGGCAACGTTTACCGTAAGGAACGAGATGTTCTGATCTTGTTCTGCTGGTGCAGCGCCTTCTGCAGTTGCGGCAACTGTTGGGACCTGGGTGAGCTTAGGAATTTCGAAGGACATGCCAGCGTCAGGAAGCGTCCCACGCCCGACCGCATCAATAAATGGCCTGTCGGCGTTGCTCAAAGGATTGATAACTTCGGATAGCTGACGAGTTGGAATCAAGCCAGCGTTGTCGGTTGTATCTGCTGCTGCTGCAAGCCATTGACGAGCTGAATCGTCACCCATGGATGCGCGCACCGTGTTCTCAAGGTATGCACCTGGAGTAACCTCAATGCGTGGCTTTGCGTATGCAACGGCGGCGGTAATTGTTGGACGAGAGGCCTCTACTGGAGTTTCGACTGCCTCAGGCGCAACGGTCTCAGGGGTGGTGTTCTCCACTTGAGATGCCTCGCTTTCATTGTTGTTTTCTTCAACTGCATCGCCTTCGGATGCAGCGACCTCTAGCACTTCTGCCGACTTGAAAGCCGGATTAGATACCAGAGAAACTTCTTCAAGTCGTGCGCTAATAATTTCCAGCGTGTTACCGACTTGCTTACTGTCGAGTACTTCTACACCGACTGACAGCCCAGAGCGTAATTCTTCACTTGCCTCCACGAGAGCATCTGATCCCCTGGTGGTATTAGCAACCTTGAACGTTGCGTAAAGCGCATCGCCCTCAGCGATAATGGACTGGGCGCGGCCTAGCGGCTTACGTCCGTCATGCTCGAGCAAAAACTTGACCTTCTTGGCATCATCCCATTGAACCGAGCCTGCGCGAAACTTGACGCGGCCTACATTGGTGTAACCAATTTCGTTATTGAATGGCAAGATTTTGCCGGAAATAAGGCGGCGGCCCTCATCGGCCTGAATATCGGTTGCGGTGAATGTTAGTTTCATGCGGTTCCATTCGGGCTAAGGTCTTCCATCTCTTGCGCTTGCTCGACTGTGATAAGGCCGAGCGAGATCATCTTCTCAATCGCCGTGAGGCGCTCGATTGTGTCTGCTCGCAAAAATGTTTCATCAATTGCGAAGCGGACATAGTTTTGGCTGTTTGTAATATCGTCCATGCTTAGGCGAGACTCGACAGCAGTTATATAGGGCTGGAGAGCAAGCGAGATGAGCTGCTTCCTTTCGTCTTGGACGTTGGCATAGGTCATGCTGTTGTTCTCATCTGCTGACAAGTAGTACGCCGGAATGTTGCAGAGACGAGCGATCTGAGTAGTGACCTGGGTAATCAAATCTGCGTAGCCCATATCCTTCGGCGAGAAAGACGTGGGCATGTAATCTAACGTGCTGGTGAGATACGCAGTCGAGCCTTTTTGACGTGCAGCTTTCCATTGTGACAGGAGTGCTGCTACTTCGTTCTCACTAAGGTCTGCGCCATTGTTTTTGATTACGCCGGATGGAATTGGAGCAACTGCTGCGCGATGCGCTGCATTTTGCAGCTCAAAAGCCTGGCGAATAATTGTTGCGCCTGTGTTTAGAATACCTTCGCTAAGTCCCTGGAATGTGATAAGCGAGCCGAGTCCACTCATCGGGACTG